ATTTATACACAAATATACCTTTTCTTTAAATGGTATATCAAATATATTACTCACTTCACAATGATTTATTATATAATCATATTCTTTTTTATGATTTTTAAAAAGATATGATTCTTTTGACATTCTACCAGATGGATCAGGTTGTTTAAATATTTCTAAATCCATAATAACATACTGTTTTACATATATATTAAATACTCCTGTATTTGTTTATAAAAAAAAGAGGGAATAAATCCCTCTTTTTTATTTAAGTTATATTATTATTAAGGTGTTGCGAAACCTCCAGCACTAATTGCACCAGTTCGTAAAATTGTTATATTATTGACAATTATACCCATACCCTTAATTGGTTCCACATAAGTGTCAATTACACCAATTTGATTATCAATTATTTCACTAGTATTGTTTTCTTCATCCATTTTATTAAAGTAGTTGTATAAACCATTCTTACTTACATAAGTTTCACAGATAACGTCTGCTCTAAGTTTAATTTCTGCTCTAATATCAGGTGTATTAAATTTCCATTGGAAGTCTAATAACATTCTTGATAATTCTCTTTCAAGTTCAATAAGAACTTCTCTAACATGTAAGTATGAAAGAGCTGATGTGTAAAGTGTTTGACCTGTATTTTCAGTTTCAATTACATTTCCTCTATTTCTTTTGAACACGATTGGATTCATTTGAGCTTCGTTAATAAACTCAATATCAGTTGATGTGAAGTCCATCTCAGTAGAAATAATATTAGTGATTCTACCGTTAGTAACACCTGCTGCGATTGTCCAAGGAGTCATTCCACTCATATTTGAAATATGCTTTCTCATATAAGTTGTCGCAACCCATGCTGCTGGTGGAACATCAACTGGTCTACCATTATCACTTACAGTTAAGTAAGGCATAAAGTAACCTACTGCTGTAGTACCTAATCCGTCACCAAATGAGTAAAGGAACGCAGGAGAACTTTCAGGGTCACCACCTTTGGCAACATACTCAAGTTGTAAAACACCTTCTCTATTTACAAAAGTAGGAGATGATGAATTCTTGAACGATTTCATAGAAGGCATATTTAAGATTCCAAGTGCATCTAGTCTATCACCGCAGATATCAACTAATTGTTGTTTAGATCTTTCAGTTAAACCAAGACCAAATGAATCTACTAAGTATCTGAAGTCAATTGCTTCTTTATTAGTAACTGCTTTGAATAAAGGAGTTCCTTTAGCAACTAAGTTAAGTATAGAATTTTGTCTATTTTCAGTACCATCTGGTAGAGAAGCTTGTCTTATTCTAAATCCTTTAAGAGATATAGCTTTATAAGTTGTTGCGTAATTGTCAATAGTTGTGTATCTAGTTGTTTGATAATCACCACTGTAGTTAGTTTTTTCAATTCTAGCATCACAAGTAATTTCTACTAACGTAGTATCACCAGCATATTGTTTTTTACTTAAAATTCTTGTAAGTTTTCTAGGAACTTGACCAACTTCTAACGTGACTGTTGGATCAACATAAGCAGCTAAGAAGTCACCAATTCTAACTTCAGTGTATCTAGAACCAGTAATAAGAATCTTATTAGGAACTTGAACATATCCAGCAACATTATTATCTTCAATTTCAACAGTTTGTTTAAAGTTTGATTTAGCTGACTGTATATAGAATGTACTATTAGCTATTACATTAACTTGTTCAGTTGAGGTAAATCCTTCATCCATAAAAGCTACGTCTAATGTACTGTCATTATTCAAGTACATTTTTAAGTAATGTTTCTTTAAGAAATCATAAATAATACTCACATTCAATACTTCTTCGTAAACAACCTCTTCAACTACTTCATATGCCCAGTAGTAAGATCCTGCTGCACTTATGTAACCAAGATTTGTTGCCAATGTACTTGAGTTAGCAGAATTAGCAATTGTAAATGATCCAGTATTAAGTGTAGAGTCTGGAACAGAGAATTGATCATATGTACCATAATCAGGGTCAGTATTTGAAGTAGTTTCAAATATTACATAGTTGTAACCAGCATATGATGAAGTAGTACCTGTGGCAATTTCACCATCAATGAATATAATATTCATAGTTTCTTGAGCAGACATTAAAGAATCTGGTACTTTATTTGCATAGAAATAATCTCCTGTATTAATGATACCATCATAGAACTGACTGTAGAACTTAGAGTATCTAGCAACTACACCAGCAGTAGATGTCGCGACATCTGAAGTTGTTGATATTGTATCTGATCCTAATATAAATTCGTTATCTACTGTATATAACACAAAGTAACCATTTAATACGTCTACTAATTCAGCATCTGTTAATCCAGTATTTAAGATAAATGACTTATTAGAAGTTGTTGAGCTAACAATATTTGTAATTGTCATATCAGCAAGACTAACCTTTTTATAATTACTTGTAGGACCTAAACATAGAGTCATTTTATTTTTATTAGGTGAGTCAATTAAATCAACTAATCTATTAAAAATTTTGAACCTTCTCCATGATCTGTAATTTTTGACATTAGGTGTTCCTGATGTTTCATGGAATGTAATACGAATTACTCCAGAATTTGGAGTACTTTGAGTAGCAATATGATACTGATTTAAATTATTTACTGAATATATACCATATTTAAAGTCCAAAAACCCATTTGTGTTAATGTTTACATCATTTGTCAATACTGACGATGTTGAGATTATACCACCCTTAACTGCAAAGTTAGTAAATCCTAATACGATATCATTTGCACCAACTGCAGGTCCAGTCACATAGCCATTTATAAATGAAACACTTCCTACCAACGCATATAATGTAGAAGCAACTCCTGTTAAATTAGAAACTAATGATATTGAACCAGTTGAATCTAAAACATAAGCTGATGCGAAAGATAGTGTTGCGGATGATAGTCCATAATCACTAGCATTAATCACTAATGAAGTTGTTCCTCCCAATATCGGAACCTTTTTCCCACCTATTATAGCAAACGCATCCGCAGCAACATTATAAGTTAATGATATAGAAGTCGTTGATGATATAAGAGTTGGAGTGGCTTTTGTTACACCATAAACATATCCTTCACCAAACCAACCAGTTCTATTATCAGGATTATTGATAACACCTGTTTCAGTTGGAATGTTCCCAAATGCGTGGTCCAATTGAATATGATAACCAAATGATCCATTTATTGATGCTGTACCAAATAAGGCAGTTACGTTACCAGGTAAGTCTAAAGGCACTGATGTGATTTCAATTGACTCAGCAATAGTTTCTTTATAAGATAAGAAATCTATTTCAGTTTCATTCGCACCAGCAACTGTTTGTCCAACTAAGTCTAAAAGACCGTTGTAGTAATCTGTTTCAACTAAATCTGAGTTGAAAGCACAGAATATTCCAGTTCTATCTGTATCTCTGTTAATTGTCGTTTCAATAAAAATATTAGCACCATTGGAATCTCTGAAATATGGAATTAAGGACAATCCTTCGTAATAACTTAATAAAGTAACATTTCTATCATTAGCAAAGTTTCTAAGTTGACTCTTAACAAGACCAGATGCGTTGAAGTAAGCACTCCATCTAGTATCAATAGCCAAATTTTGGTAGTCAGACCAGTCACCACCCACAATAATAACATCTACTAAATAGTCAGATGCGTAATCATTAGCGTTAACATATGGCGGAAGTTTTTCTTGAGAACCATAATATTCGATTAAAGTTCTATCAAAACCAGTTCTAGCACTTTTCACTACAAATACAGTTACATATCTGTCAGAAAGGTTAGTAATACTAAAAGCTCTTTCAGCATAACCCACATTAGATTTGGTTAAATTAATGAAAGATTCAGTATCTCTTTTCCAGAAACCTGTTGTATCAAAGAATCTTCTATAAGCTCCTTCTCTTTCAATATCATTCATATTACCAGATGATGCTGATAATGATTTATACTCTATAGTATCTAAAGTATCATCTGTGCTTAAAAGATTGATAGCGAATACAGGAGATGATTCCAACATTTTTTGAATAGTTCTGTGGAAAAACGAACCTTTTCTTTCTAATCCTCTATCAAGTTGACCAAAGATAGACTCTAAGTCACCTACTGTAGTAATTCTAATAGGTGTATTTACTGGTCCTTTTTTTGAAACACCAATAACCATATTAGTAATACCCTCAACCACTGGAGTTGTGATGATTGAATTGTCAAACTCTTCTATGAAGATTCCTGGTCTTTTGTATTTTCCAATTTGAATTGCCATATTTTTAATATTTTTTTTTATGTT